CAGAATGGGTCGCAACGTGGACAACAATTCCGCTCGCAGGCGAGCCGCGTCTCCGGGAGTCAACTCAGTTCGTACCCCGTTCAATTCTAGCACCTGGCAGACTCTTGGAACAAATTCTTTCAAAACAAACTCTTGTGTATCCTTACGATATAGGTCAATCATTATGCTTATTCGGCGCTGGATGGCTGAAGCACAGTTCATCCAAAGACCGACATTGTGTAAACCCATTGCATTAGTCGTTATGATAACAAGATCAGGCTGAATGTAAACATTTCCTTTTAGTTCAACATTCGGATTGAGAGAAGTTTTATTGATATTATTGACGAAATCCAGAATTTTACGGAATGGATTCTTGGTATCCGCATGAGCCATTTTACAGGCTTCTAAATCGTCAAATATCACAACTTTATGGTTGGTACGAAATTCAGATTGAAATTCATCAGTCTCATTTAATGTGACAATTTCATCTGCATAAGCTTTGCCATATTTAGCTTTCAGCAATGTAACAGCTAAATCAATAGCAACCGTAGTTTTACCAGAACCTGGTGGTCCTGATAAATAGATAACATACGGTTGTTTCCTGATTTTTCCATTAGCATTATCTAAATACAAAGATTCAAGCATTTGTGCTATCCTCCAATGGGTCATTCTTGCTGACTCGCGTCCAGTGGTCATATATACAAGTCGAGTACATTCTTTCGAAAGTCTCAACAACCTAATGAACGTGGGTCTAGAATAACGAGCAACCGATGTCGCTCCAGCTTTGACTGCTGCACCAACAGCCAGTAATTCATCAATATACAAACTATAATACAAAACATTTGAAAAAATACAAAATAATAATACAAAAGCACTAAACGTGCTCAACATAGATACATAAAAATTATACAATATTATACTAGTAGGAATGCCATTTGTACAAACTGGAAGAAGCGGCATTAATCTCCTCCAGTGTTTTGACAGGCTGCTCAGTGCAAGCGTCCAAGAGTGATCGTCAATCAACTCATGTCGTAATCAATACACCAAGCCTATTTGTTTGCCGTAGCTTAAGGGGATACAAAATAGATAAAATACCCTATTATGAATTACAAAATGCTCTATTTGATAGCAAATCAGGACTTACTCCTGAAAGATGTCGTCCAAAAAGGATTCTTCGACACCTATGCTTTCCGCAAAGAGCTTGCGTGGTTTCAAGTGGTAATCACCAGTGTAATCATTCTTCAAAATGTTTGTCATCTCTGGATAAGAAATAAAACTTACATGCATTTTCAATTCAGGATTTAGTCGAACTATTTCCTGCATCTTACTGCTAAAAGTCTCGTAATACTCTCTTCCAAGCAAATAAGCTTCACGAAAAGCACCATCTGTATAAGCACCCCATTGGGCCTCAAAAGATAAGGGACTTTCGTTAGGCTTCTTCACAAAATGAAATTTCTTTAGAATTGAATCTTCCTCAATCGGAGCTACTATAGTAGCAAGCTCCTCATGATATTGGAATCCTCTTTTCAAAAAAGAAATCTGAGACAATGGAAGATATGGAACGGATTTGGCATCTTTATCGGCCATAGTATATCCAATACCAATCTTCTCGAACTCTGCCAAACAAGCAGAATGATTAAACCAACCACAATCTTTTCTAACTCCCATTGCATTATCATCTCCATAAGTACCAAGTGTCACATTTTCGCAAAAGCGACGTGCCACCTTTCTGTTGAGCGCATAATAAACATAGCGCATCATAATGGAATTGCAAATAGAATTCAGTTGGACTGTGATGAGATTACCTGATGGATTACCGTTCGCAAAACGGTACAAATCTCCATCAAAAAGGATATTGGGAATGATGATATCAGATAGAGCTCCTTTTAGTAGCTCCAAATCTTTTTCATTCAAACCCATTTCCTCGTACCAACTAACCATGATTTTCGCAGCACTAGATGTAATCTGTGCTGCCATGCGGGTATCA